GACAATCGACACCATCGACATGCAAGACCGCATGGATGCTCGATTACAGGTTATGCAATCTAAACTCGATCAAATGGAAGCGTCAAAGCGTGAGGACGGTGCTCTTGCAGAGCTTGAGCGTCGGCGTCGCGAGTTGATTTCCAAGGGCAAAGCTACGTCCGAAGAAGATATTGGTCGTATTGAAAAGATTATGCTCGAAAAGGGCATTCAGAATCACGAGACTGCTGCGGAATATGATCAGTGGATGCGTGAAAACTCAAAGCCTACGGGCCAGAGCTTTTACAACCCACATTTCATGAACGAGACTGCGCGTGACACGCTGTCAAAGTTCCATAAGAATCCGGTAGGAGCCGCCCGTGACGAAGCATCTAAGGCACTTATGGAACTCCGTAAGCACCCTGGACGGTTCGGTATCTAAAGCAGCGTGGGGACGCTGAAACAACCTAGAAGAGGTTAACGATGGCTATTGGTGGTGGTATTATCCCAGCTACCGGCTCGTCGCAGTTTAATGAACTCACGTACGTTACGCGTCGTGCGTTCATCCCTAAGCTGGTGGTGCAGCTTTACAACTCCACCCCACTTATGGCTGCGTTGATTGCCAACTCACAGACTGCAACGGGCGGTGTCTCGTCTGTTACAGTTCCCGTACAAGGCTCACAGTTCGTAAATGCTCAGTGGTCCGACTACAGCGGCTCCTTCGCACAGCCGTCAGTTCAGCAGGGCGCGTATAACGCCGAATTTACGCTGAAGTTGATGATTGCTCCAGTTCCATTCCTCGGTATGGAAGGCGCAGTGCAGCAGGATCATGCTATCATTCCTCTGATCGAAGCTCGCATGAATGATGCGACCAACGTGATGATGGATGCGATGGCTTATTCGCTGTACAACAACACGACCAACACTCAGCAGTTTACTGGCTTGCCAGCCGCTGTTGATGATGGTACCGGCACCGCCACTTACGGCAACATCAACCGCTCCACCTACACTTGGTGGAAGTCCGGTCAGTATGCCGCTGGTTCGGTTAATCCTACCCGTCAGAACGTCCTTCAGTACATCTCCGGCACTGTTAAGAAGGGTGCAGAAGTACCTTCCTTTGGTGTTTGTGGCTTTGGTACTTGGACTCTGCTGGCTCAGGATTATGTCGGTCAGGAACAGTATGTCATCACCCCAGGCTCCGGCTTCGACGGTGACGGCAATGGTCCTCAGGCTGCTTTCCGCGCCCTCATGGTCGCTGGTGTGCCGATTTACCCAGATCCCTACTGCCCAGAAGGTACTCTGTATCTCCTGAACAACAACTACCTGTCGCTCTATATCCATGAGCAGGGTCAGTTTGTGTTTACCGGCTTTGAATCCACTCTGCCTAACTGGCAAGTTGGTTACGTCGGTGCAGTGTTAACAATTGCCGAGCTTGTCAGCACGAAGCCTAAGTCGATGACTAAGGTTACTGGCTACAACTCGCTGTCACTGTAAGAGGAGCTTGAATCATGGCTGGTGGTATTTCAAAAATCCTCGTCGCAAGCACTCTCACCAACGCTCCTTCAGCGTATTTGCAAGTTACAACCATTACCTCAGTTGGTATTGGTAACTTGACTGCATTGAACGCTGGTACGTCTTCGGCTCAGTATATCCCTGCTGGTATGTATGTCCTCCCGACTGCAACTAGCAATGTGACCATTGAGTTGAATACGGGTGCAGCTAACGTCAACAACTGGGTCACATATCTTGCAGCCAACACTGGTGGCACCATCATCTCTGATGGTTACAACATGCGCGGCAACGCAACGACTGCAACCCAGACTTTGACGCTGTATGGTGTGAATGGTGGTCAGAACGCGACCGGTCAATACAACTCGTAAAGGGGTATAACCTATGGGTAATCCAAATCGAGTTTCATCTAATACGCAAGATGACTTTGGTAACTATCGCGTTGCGACGGTTGCCCAAGTGTCTGTATCGAGCACGGGTAATACGATTGCAGTTTTGCCAATCCTTGACGGTGGTCTAACACCTAATACGGGTTCGTTTATTGTACGTCGTATTACCGTTTGCAATCCGGCTAATACGGCTGGTGGAACGGTACAGACTTTGCTGCCAACGCAGGTGTCTATTATCACTTCGAGTGATGGTAATACTAGCAACGCAGTGGCATCATCGCAGAATCTGACCAACATTACGGCTGTAAACACCTTCCAAGACCTGACAATTGCCTCGGCATATCTGTCAGGGGCCGTTACGGCTTCTGCACTTTATGTGAAAGTTAACACAGCGGGCGCAGCAAACCATGTTGTTCGGTTCAACGTGTTTGGTGAAGTGGTGCAGTTCTAATGTCTAATGTTTGGGTCACAAATGTCGGGGAAGAGTTTTTCATCGACCAGTGGGATAGTGTGCAGTATGCGTTCTCTCCTAATAAGCCGGTGGAAATCCCTGACTATGTGGCCCGACACATCTTTGCTTACAAGATGTCTGACAAGACTCCCTGTTTGGCTCGCCTTGGTTGGGCGGTTACAAACAATGACGTTCCTAAGGCTATGGAGCGTCTCAATAAGTTTGTAATAACCGAGGAGAAGCCTCAGAGCTACCACAATGCGTCCCCAGTGGTAGAACGAGTACCCCTCCCCGTTTCACGGCGGGGCGGGGGAAAGGACGGTAAATAATGTGGTGGTGTCATGATTGTAACTTTGAGCGATTACATTTTTGTCGTCAGACGGTTGCTGCATGATGCAAATGCCAACTTCTGGACGGACGAAGAACTAACAATTGACATCAATGATGCTCGACAACGCCTTGTGCGTGATACGGGCTGTCATCGTATTCTTCAAACAAGTGCCGTGCTTACCGGCATTGAATCATACGATTTCTCTACTCTTCCCCAAGGCACAAAGACAATGGACGTGATTAACCTCAATGTTTATTGGGGCAATTCGCGTATTCCATTGCGCTATGTCTCATGGACACAATTTAACGCTCAGATGCGTTACTGGATCAATTATCAGGGCCAGCCAGTCATTTACTCAATGTACGGGCCAAACAAATATTTTGTAGCCCCTGTGCCTGATCAAAATTACGTGACTGAGCTAGACACGGTTGTCAGGCCTACAGATCTCGTGGCTTTGAGTGACATTGATACTGACATTGTAGATCCGTGGAAAGACCCTGTGCCTTTCTATGCGGCTTACATGGCTAAGTTCAAAGAACAGAGCTATGGCGAAGCCGAACTGTTCAAACAGCAATATGTCCAACAACTTCAGAACGTCCTGTCCACTACGTTCACACGCAGGATGCCTGACCCTTATAGTCATCCGTACTGATCATGGCAGCATCTCCCGAACAGAAAAAACAGTACCATGTTACCAAATCCTTCAAGGGTTTGAACACTAAAGCCAATCGCACGGCTATTGGTGAGGACGAGTTTTCATGGATTGAGAACGTCCAGCCTATCGGGTTTGGAAATCTCAAGGTTGTTCCTAACTACTCAAACGTGGCTGCTACATGGTCCAATACGGTCACTCAATTTTGCAGCGTTAACATTAACAATTATGATTACATTCTAGCGTTTCAGGCTAATGGCGCAGCTCAGTATTACAACATTGATACCAATGTGAAGGGCAATCTGGCTGTTTCTGGCACGTTTACTGGCACAGGTGTACGAGCAAAACAGTGGAAAGATGAACGTGCTATCATCATTGACCCTGTTAAAGGCTATTATACATGGGATGCAATTGACCTGATTCCTGTTGGATCTGTGGGTGCTATCGGCATTACCAACCCTGGTGCGGGGTATATTGAAGCTCCTACGGTCACAATCAGTGCGCCAAACGTCACAAACGGTGTGCCAGCCACTGCTGTTTGCTCGATTTCAAACGCATCTGGAACTATCATAAGCATTGGCCTTGATGCCATAGGATCTGGTTATACCTCGGTTCCCACAGTTACCGTTGCGCCTCCTAGCAGCTCTTTTGGTGTTCAAGCACAGGCTTCCGCATCTATTCAAGCTGGCGGTGTTGTTGTAATCAGCGTTAATAACCCAGGCTCGGGTTATACCAATGTGCCCGCTGTGACAATCTCTGGCGGTGGTGGGGCAAGTGCTAACGCTATTGCAAAGCTCGGCTCTGGCTTGGTGTCTGCTATTGCCATTACTGAGGCTGGTTCGGGCTACACGGCTACACCAACGGTCACAATCAGCGCACCTACGGGATCTGGTGGCGTTAATGCTACCGCTGTTGCTGGCTTCTTAACGTTTAGAACAGGTGCTGTTGGCATTCTTATCACTGCTGGCGGCACAGGCTATGTCACCGCACCTACTGTAACAATTACAGGAGCTGGATCTAATGCCAATGCCGTTGCGATTGTAAATGGCGGAGTTGTCACTCAGGTTGTTGTTACCAACCCTGGTATTAATTATCTTGCCAACACAACAGTGTCTTTCAGCGGCGGTAGCGGATCTGGTGCTACGGCTAAAGCCATTACAACCGTTGATCAGAACGTAGACATTGCCTCGTTTCAGGGGCGTGTGTGGATTGCTCAGGGCCGTACGGTGTTCTACTCGGCTGCTGGTGCTTACAACGACTACATCACGGTATCTGCCGGCAACATCAACCTTCAGGATGATACGCTGCATAGCAAGATCAACTCTTTGGTCTCGGCTAACAATTTCCTGTATGTGTTTGGTGAGAACAGCATTAACGTATTCTCTGATGTGCGTGTAGGCACTGCCGGTAACACTCTGTTTACCAACACAAACGTGTCGGCATCCATTGGTTCGCAACGCATTGACGCAATCTTTCCGTACTTTAGGTCGTTGCTGTTTGCCAATGACTACGGGATCTATGCACTTGTCGGGGCTACAACCAGCAAGCTGTCAGACGCTTTGGATGGAGTTTTCCCTAACATCAATTTTGACTATCCCATCACGGGTGGTCAGGTGTTGCTAAACAACATTCTGTGCGCTGCGTTTAATTTCTATTACGATGATCCCGCAACAAGCACGACGCGTCCTATCCAAGCCGTGTTTTTTGACAAGAAATGGTTTATAACGAGCCAAGGCACAACTGCGCGTGTGACATCAGTTGCTCAAGCTGGCGGTGTGTTTCTTTATAGCACTAATGGCACGAATCTGCAGAAATTGTACAACGACAGCACAATTCCAATTAGTTCACAGCTTCAATCTGCTCTTTGGCCTATGAACGACACCATTCGTGACAAGCAAGCTCTTAAATGGGGTCTAGAAGCCATTCTAGGGGCTACTGGCGGCACTGTTACGGTTACGGTAGACAATGAAACTGGTTTAGGCAATGCTGGTACTTATACGGCTACCAATTTAATTAGCTGGCAAAATTCATCAGGTACATTGATAAGTTGGAAAAATAACAGCAATGTTTCAATTGGTTGGGTTGGATACGTGACTGGTTATTACCTCTACAAATACGACGCACAGCAGTATGGAAAATATCTCGGACTTACGCTACAATCAGAAAGTCCAGCATTAATCTATAGCACTCTGGAAATGGAATACGAATTAAGAGCGAGGTTCTAATGCCACTTCCAATTACAGTTCCGTTTACGTTTGGAAATGCAACAACGACGCAAAGCCTGTCGTCGCTAGATACTGATTTTACCACTGTTTACAACGCAGTGAACGGAATTGGCAATGGAACTGTTTCTCTTGCAAACGTAAGTCTTTCTGGGCTTTGGGTTAACGTAAAATCAGATTTTGGAGCTACCGGTGACGGTACTACAGATGATTCGACAGCCATTCAAAATGCTATTAATGCGGCTGCAAACAAACGGTTGTATTTTCCTCCAGGAACTTACAACTGCGGGACAGCTTCATTTTCTATTACTTCACCCATTGAAATTATGGGCATTGGCGGACCTGTTTCATGTAAGTTACTCAGAAGCTCTAACGCCATAAGCACGTCTTTGTTTTACGCAAGCGGCGTAACTGGAGTCATTATTCGTGACATATGTTTCAATTACACAAACGCTGCAACTGTTGTAAACGCTAATCACGCAGCTATTCAAACGTATAATTGCAACAATGTTCTTGTTGAAAATGTATGGGTTACGGGTCTTTGGTATGTTGGTATAGAAATAAATCTTTGCACAAAAGCTATAGTTAACAAGTGTTCAGTTCGAGGTGTTTATAATCGAGCCATATACGCTTATCAAGGATGCAAAGACATTATTTTTTCTAACAATCAAATAGATGGCGCAGTAGTTGGTGGTTCAACAAAAACAACTACTTATTGTATTCAAATTAACCCAGCAGGAACAGGCACTATTAACAACATAGTGGTGTCAGGAAACACTATCCGAAATGGAACTTATCACGGTATTTCTGCCGCCGAATACACTTATGGATTAACTATTTGTAACAATTCAATATCTAACATTGGCAGTTATTATGGAATTCTTATTGAAAGAGCCAATGGTACAAATGGTCAACAAGCAGCCATTATTGGAAACACTATTAGTGATTGTGGTTCATATGGGGTCTATTTGTCAGAAAGTTTTTATGTTTCTTGTATGGGTAACATTTTAAGTGGTAATGTATCGTCAGGAATTGGTGGGAACCTTATTCAAAATGCTGTAATAACTGGAAACGTTATTTATGGAAATGGCGGTGACGGTATAACTTTTACGGCAAATTGCAATCGCAATATAGTTACAAACAATAATTGCGTAATAAACACGGGTTACGGGTTAAAAATAAATGGGGCTACTAATTTTTACACTCGGTATGACGATAATTATTTCTATGCAAACACTGCTGGATCAGTTTTTGATACTGGAACTGGATCTAGTGCCGGAACAAATCTAACTTTGTAAAGAGGACTTGCTATGCTTGCTCTTGTAAAAGATCAAATTATTTTAGCAATAGAGCAAAGTGAATTAGCTCTTGCTCCTGCTATTGAACTTCACGGTGGAGATTTGCTACCTGTCATTGAATTTGTTTTGCCTTCAGGTCATATTTTGGATGGATCTGTTAGTTATGAACTGTTAGGAGACGTTGTTTATCAAAGGGCAAATTCAGTTCCTGCATTTTCTGATTATGCTGAAGCTAGAAGATTGGCGTATCCTCCAATTGCCGATTATATAGATGGCGTAGTTAAAAATGACTCAGTGCAAATAGCTGCTTACATATCCGCTTGTCTAGAAGTAAAAAGTAAATACCCTAAGACTTAATTTTTGTGCTGATTGAAGGAACTTAACATGGGCATTCAAGCGTTTACACCAATGGGCAATACGGTGACGTTTACAGCGGCATCATCCGCTCCTACGCCCGTTTTAGCCACATCCAGCACTATTGGGGCAACTCAATACAAGATTGTCATTCCTGGCGGCAATAGCACCGTCTTTATTGGCTACGGGCCAAGCTCTGCGGCGGCAACGGCTGGTGCGGTGGCTGTGACATCCTCAGGAAATGCCATCGTCATGCTGGCTGGTACAGATCAGATCATCACCTTGAATGCCAATCAGTATTTCACCGGCGTGACTGATACGGGTACTGCCAAGGTTTATATTATGACGGGAGACGGCATGTGAGCCTTAAATCCTTTCAATATCTGCAATCTGGTGGCGGCGGGGCTGGAACCGTAACGCAAATCAACACGGCTGGTCCTATTACCGGCGGTCCTATTACGTCTACAGGCACTATCAATCTTGCCGCTTCTGGTGTGACTGCAAGCACTTATGGCAATGCAACAATCATTCCTGTCATTACGGTTGACACT